AACGAGCCTGTACCTGTACTAGTCGAGGTTTCTTGTACTCGATCTGCTAACACCAGAGCCATCTAGGACTCCTTAAGAAGTTGCGGTTGTGCTATATGTAACTGAAACGGTGTCACCAGCGGTCGTAACTTTAGCAGTCGTAAATGCTCCAGCGCTGTACAAAGTACCAGATGTATTGTTAATTGTTGAACTAGCACCTGATCCAGTAACCAAGAAGCACCCACTAACTGTACCGCCTGCGCCTGTAATCGTATAAGTGATCGCCGAAGCAGCAGAAGTAGTTACGTTAGCTGGAGATAAACCCGCTGAAGTAGCAGAACCAAACACCGCAGTTCCACGAACAGCCGAACCGCCAACGGTGTAGTTAGCAAACTCAGTCCATCCAGCGTGGGATGCCATTGTGTCAGCAGCTAAAAAGGTCGGACCAGCGCCGCCAATTAGACCTAAGAATGGGCCAACAACGGTGTATGAAGACCCTTTTAACAAGGTATCAAGCATAAGCTGTTTACCTACAGCATTGACTAGGTTAGGGATCTGTTCTTCCCATTTAACGTTACCGTTCTGGTCGCGGCAGACAACATGATACGCACCCTCAATACCTACGGTTTCTGTACCGGCCACGTTAGCTTGTAGGCTAATCTCCGCTTTATCGCCGCAGCTTGCTAGTTCTTTTTGCATAATTGCTCCTAAGAAAATCTAATAATGGCGTCAGATGCTGTCGCCGTTGGGAAAGTTACTGTAAATGTGTTTGTAGCAGTTTTATCCGACCCAAAATTAAGCACGGCAACGGCAGCTCCAGTGGTGCTATTATAGATTAAAGCCCCCCTAGTCGTAAAGGAAGCAGGGTTCCAAGTCACGTTTGCAAAGGATATATAAGCCGTAACTCCACTAGACGCTGGTCTTTGGGACACCGTTAAAACGTTGCCTGTTGCTGTATACCCCGTACCTACTACTTCGCCTACAGATGTATAAGCCAAGGTTGTTTCATCTAAGTCGGCGTTGGCTGTATATAGGGCTATCTTATAGGTATAAGGGGTTCCAACTGCAAAGTTCTCTAAAGCGCTTAAGCAGTTTTGTTTGAAGATGGTGCATTGACCTTGTGTAATCATGGATTAACCGGGATTTTAGCTTGCCCGTCCCTGTATGCGTCACCACGCTCCAGACCAGTTCCCAAACGATTGAGCTGCATGAGCGCCTCGGTGTACTTGTCTTCGTAGTATTTAACCAAATCAGCTTCGCCTTTCATGAAGAGCATTGCTTCACGCATAGCACCATACAAAAGCACAGGGTCATAATTGTCGCCAAGCCAGCTTGTGCCCGTAGTGTTATTAACTGCGCTAACCGTTACAGAGAAACCTGAACCGGTGCCCCCGATATAAGAAGAAGCGGCGGTAAGACTATTTCCAACAGTATAGAAACTACCACCATCAGTAAGCACAACGCTAGATACCACCCCACCAGCAACAGTAACAGTAGCCGTAGCTCCAGAACCCTGTCCACCAGATAACGGAACATTAGGGTAAACCCCAGTAGTATAAGAAGAACCGCCAGTAGGGGGGTTAAGCCCAGAAATAACGCCTTGAACAATAGATACTGGGTAGTAGAAGTAATGCAGCTCTACAGAATACCCGCTATTAGGAGTTGGTCCCAAGATAAAAGACAGCTCGTTAGCGTTGCTGTACTGAGAACCAAACAATGCGTAATACTTAGGTAGCCCTGTAGACGCTGGCGTTGGGTAGGCTTCCCGGATAAAGTTAACATCTTTGTTAAGTAAGTATGTGTACGTTTCTGTTGCTGCGCCGTAATTCTCAATAACTGCTAGCGAATAAGTAGACAAATAGTCATCAGGGCAAGACAGGTATTTATTACCTTGCGACAACGTACCCGTCACATTCTTACGCAACGATGGGAGTTGAACTGAGTTGTATATACGCTCTTCGGCTTCTTGAACAAAGCGTGGAATGTTAGATACAAACAGCGACTCTGTATTCTCAGAGTAGTCCTGAATTGCTTGGTATAGTTGAACGTAGTTCATGCTTATTCGGCTTTAGGTTCTTCCGCTGGCAACTGGGGTTCCGCTTGTACGCGAATCTTAGCCATTAAAGTAAACGCATTAGTTTTGGTAGGTAGTTCACCAAGTGCAGCCATAATGCCGTTAACTTCTTCTAGCGTTAAATCAAGTTTAATTGGGGTCTGTGCGCTCATGCCATTGGTCCTCTTGAGGTATAGCCTTTAGTCGCAGCGCCATTACCACGTTGCTTAATACCAGAAGTTTTAACTTCATCTTTTTGGCTTTTAAACACTTGGCTGCCAACAGACATTTTAACTGCGTCTACTGCGTTACCTGGTTTAACAACACAATCTTTAACTGAGGTCATAACTTTACCATCCATAGTGTGTGGTGCTGCATATACGGCAGCGGGTCCTACTTCTTTACCACCTTGTTTCATAGAAAACTTAGCCATGATTAACGGCCTCTACCAGAAGACTTTTGATTCATAGCACGAGCCATATTGCGCCCTACTTGTTTCATCTTCATAGACGTTACGCCAGCAGATTTTTTTCCGCCGTTGTTAATTTTTGCTGTAGGGCCTGAATCACCAAGGTTCTTACCCTCAGTTTTGCCTTTTTTGGCAATGCCGTCTGCATCTGATTTATACATTTTAAACTCCTTAAGTTGTTGATATTGCTACTGTACCTACTTGTCCTAATGCAATCAAGTTGTTAGGCGTTAAAACCGAATCAAATTGACTTGCTCCACCCACTGGAGCAAAACCCCACTGTATTTGCCTGCTACCGTCTGCGGTATATCCTGATTCATCAAATGCTACTGAAGAGCCCGCTTCCGTCTGTAACCCAGTTAAACCCGAGGAGTAGTAACTTATATCTGGCCTTGGCTCCCGAATTGCTTGTGGGTCTGAGACTGGGTACATACCTAACTGCAGCTGCGGCTGATCTGGGTCCCAACAGCTGGGGCATACCTTAATATTATAAAGCTTTGTCTTTAATACTTGCTTCTTTAATTCTTTGAGCTTATAGCGTTGACCACATCGGTCACACTCCGCAATTGCATTTTTACCTGACGCATACTTTTCTGGCATACATCACCTTAGTAGAATAACTGACGTGGCACATACCTATCACTAGACTTATCTCTATCCTCTTGTGAGGCCAACAGCCACTGTTGTTCGTATTCGGCCTTTAGGAACGCTACTCTCTCTGGAGCAACTTCCGGTTTTTTGACGGCTATCATAAACGCTAAACCAGCTACTAAGCAGGTAATTAGACGGAACGGAATGTCTTGGACATTAACACCATCGCCAGCATTTTGTATACGACGCAGGCGCCAGTAAATGAATGTGTAAGGACCGCCACCATCACCAGTAGGCCAGACGTTAACGTTAGGTAGGTTTAAAGCTGTGATAGCTTCTGCTGTTGTGTGCGCTACTGCTGTTGTACCGTTTTGGGCACGGAAGCAATTTAGAAGCTGTTTAGCTGCAGTGTCTACGTTTTGGTACGCTATGATCTCAGTGCCAATCTGAATGAAGCCTGTTGTGCCAAGTTCTTCTACAGAAGTAAGGGTTAGCGTGGTATCTGCTGCTGTAATGTTTGAGGCTAGCGTAGCTGTAATAGTATTCTGTTGCCCTGACTGGCGGTTAATCCAAACCTGAATGGGTCGGCCCTGTGCATTCTTGGTCGGTATCGTAGAATAGGTAGACTCAGAAATGCGGCTAATATTAATATCAACTTGGGTTTGGTCTGAACCAGTACGGATAACTTGGTCTAAAAGGTCAATAGTATCAACAGGGATAGCATAGATAGCCTGCCCCGTATTAATAGTAATTTGCCCCTGCTCAATAGTCCACAGGTTAATACCACGGTTAGCCCACTCAATAGTCAGTAAGTTTAAAGAGCGACGGGCAGTGCGCATATCATAACCAGAGCGCAGCTGTAAGCCAGCACGCTCATACGCCTCCTCGATTAGCTCGGCGAGGTCGAGGTCAAAATTTGCTAAACCCGATGTGTTTGCCATTATTTAACTTTTCTGTACGGTTTTACTTTTGCTTTTACTTTTGCTGGCTGGGGCACGAACTGTTTTCCTTGTGCTTTCCCCGCTCGTTTTGCTCGTGTTGTTGCTGCGTACTCCTGCGGGCTTAACGACTCGATTGCTTTTTTTGGCAGGTACCGTTCCCCCGTCTCGGACGATTTCTTCCCTGACTTGGTTGTCCACTTCTGGTCGCCCCACGCCTTGAGGCTGCGCTGTGATTTTGCTAATGCCATTAAGTAATCTCCAGAACCATTTAATCACGATAACCTCCACCTGCAGCTTTATATTTCTTAGCTACTAGTTGTGCTTTACGGGCAGACCATTGACCTGCGCCAGTGCCATGTGTTGCAGCAGCTTTTACTTGGGAAACAATCCGCTTACGAAGCTCAGGCTTTGTGTAGTTACCAGCGGCATTAACTTTGCCGCCGTCTTTGTACATGTCAGACGCTTTTAAAGACCCCGGCTTATCCAGTAGCTTCCTAGCCATAGCCGATGCAGTGCCACCTTTAGTGGTAACAACCGAACTTGGGCCTTTACCCTTACCAACTTTACCACCCTTGGCGTATTGAGTAAAGTCGGTGTCATCCCTGCGAGCTTTCTTTTTCGCACCAGGCATCTTTGTTGGCTTTACGTCGCCCATTCCTCTACTTGGTCTCATGCTCTTGTCTTTCCTCTAATTGCAATGCCGTCGGCTCTTTTAGAAGCTGAAGACTTAATTACACCGCCAGCTTTGTTGTTCTTAGTAATATCACGATTTAATTTTGATATGCCCATGTTGCCGCTACTACCACCAGACTTAGATTTATCTAGTATTTCTTTCATCTTGTCAATTTCTGCTTGACGGATTAAAGGACTTTGTGGTTGACGCTTATCTTTGAACTCTTCGTTCTCGGCAGCTTTACCCTTGCGGTCTTTTTCTGGTGGGTTGTACTTCTCGTGCACCTCTTTATACCCCGGATCCGCAGGCTTTCTCTTTTTTGGTTGCTCGGGGCTTTCTCCAAAATCAAAAACACCTTGTGCAGGATTAACAGGTTTAACCATTACGCCCTCGTTTTACCACGAATAGCACAGCCATCTGCACGCTTAGAAGCAGAAGACCTAACCGTGCCGCCAGCCTTTTTGCCTTTGGACTTGCCCATGCGCTCTTGAGCCGCTTTGTTTTGCTCAGGGGTACCCATAACATTGTTATAAATACGCCGCCCAACCTTCTTGATGGGCTCAACAATATACTTGTTAAGGTTTCCCAAATCCTCTTCGTTTTGTTTACGGTCAATGTCCGCAACAATTTTATCTGGATCGGCCATGATTAAACCATCCGCCCTTTGGTTTTACCCTTAACTGCGCAACCATCTGCACGCTTGGAAGCTGAAGATACCTTGCCGCCGCTAGCCATTTTTTTAAACGAAGAAGTACCTTCTTTAAACGATGAAGTACCTTTTTTAAATGCTGGCGAGCTGTCTTTAAAGGTTGCGGGGGTCTCTTTAAAAGTTGCGGAAGTGTCTTTAGAAATCGAAGGGCTCTCTTTAAAAGATGAAGTGCCCTTTTTAAAAGTCGAGGGGGCTTCTCTAAATGAGGATTCTTTTTTCTTAGGAGCAGCTTTTGGCTCTTCTTTTGGCTCAGCTTTTGGTGCTGCTGCTTTTGGTGTAGCCTTTGGCGTGGCTTTTGGTGCTGGCTTTTCGCTTTCGCCACCAGCTTCTCTAGCAGCCATAGCGGCCATAGCACGCTCACGTACATCCTCGCCAATGTTTTTGTTTGGGCCTTGGGCGGTTTCAAACTCTACTTCACCACCTACTTCGTAACGTTTCATTTTCTTTTTCATATTAGCAGCTCCCGCCTTTAGTCATTTTAATCATCTTGCCTTTGGTTTTACCTTTGGCCTCAATACCACCACCCTTAGCTAATTTAGACAAGTTAGTTTTTTTACCACCGTGCTGTTGTTTGTCGTGCATACCAACAGCTTTCTTAACAACCTTCTTATCCATCTTGATGTCTGAATGGGCAGTGCCGCCCTCTTTCATAAAACCCATTTTATTGCGCACAGCTGTAGGCAGCTTGGCTATACCTGGGTTCTTTTTCTTGTCTACTGGTTTCATCATGCCACCCTCTTTAAATGTTTTGCCCTTATCGGCGTTGCTAAAATCTTTACCCACAGACTGTGGAACTCCTACCTTCTTAGCAAACTTTGGATTGTTTGCAATTGCTGCCATAAAGTTGTGTTGTTTCTTACTTGTTGACGGCATCTTTTTTACCTAACCAACGTTGAACAGTTTTAGTTTCATAAATGCGGATAGCTGTCCACACTATCGTAAAAACGGCGGCAACAGCTGGTAACATATCTGCAAGGGTTCCTAATACAGTTAAGATAGAAGCAAAGTCAATAATATGTTTGCTAGCTTCATCCATGTTCATAAATGGGTCTTTCATTAGCATTTCCACCTTTTTAAGCTAGCTGCTTTGCGGGTTGGTTTGCCATTCTCATCTTTCATTGGTCCTGGCATACCGGACATACGAGCACAAAACGATCTTTTACGAGCGCCACCTTCGGGCTGCGGGGCCTTTAGATTCGAGCCAGTAGCTGCATTATACTTAGCACGACCTTTGGCGGTAAGCCCAGCGCCCTTAGATACAGGCAACTTTTCACCACGGCCAATCGCAAGAGAAACTCCCTTTTTCTTAGTTGCCATTATGCAGCGTCCTTGTTTGTATCTACTGGACGTAACAATGGGTATAAGAACTCTTCACCAAAGCTACCAGAGAACTCATTCATGCCCATATGACCTAACTTAATTGTTGGATCAATCCATACTTCAAAACCTAACTCACGGGCACGGTCACAGAACAAATAATCTTCACCAATATATTGCCCGTCTTTTAAAGCAAAGTCAAAGAAAGCAATCATTTCATCGCCAACTTTTTTTTCGTCGTGGTAAACCCACTCTGGATGTGCATCTCTTAGTCCAGTAAACACGTCGCGGCGGATAATCATAAAAGCTGTAGCTACACGCTTGGCTCTTACTAAACCCATCTTGTCCATGAATATATGTTCATCATCGTCAGTATCTAGTGTAGAAATATAGACTTGACCTTTTTTGCGGGCTACTGGAATACCAGCAACAATACCCTTCTTAGGATCACTATTCCACGCCATTAAACGGAAAATATCTTCGGCTTCAAAGTTAATGTCTGAATCAATAAACATTAAGTCTGTGCAGTCAGACTGCAAGAAGTCATACGAAATTAAGTTGCGAACACGAGAAACTACTGAGCACCCAGAAATATTGCAGATCTGAATGTCTACCCCGTGTTGCTGAGCTTGTACACAAAAAGAAGCTAGCGAGATAGCTAGCTTGGCAGATAATTTAAAATCGTAAGTTGGAAGACCTAACATAATCTTCCGCCCTACTAAGTTATAAGAACCTTCCAATTTTGGTTTCTCTGACATTATTTATCCGTAATAAATTTGTGCTGCGCCTAAATTAGTCATCAATGCGTAAATGCCCTTAGTTGCTAAAACACCTTCGCCTGGAATGACAGGAGCATTACTAAATGTATCAGTAGCATCATTTTCATATGTCATTAACCATCTGTTGCCACCGCTTACATATGCTGCTGTTGCAGTATTAGCTAC